TGCCTTTGGCCACCAGAGCCGCCCAAACTCCGGCAGCGGACGTGAAAACCGCTCTGGAAGGATTTCTGAACGCTTTCAGAGGCTTTCAGAGCGACGTGAAACAATCATTGCAACATCAGGAAGAGCGTTTGACCATGCTGGATCGCAAACAAATGACTTTTGGCCGCCCTGCACTGGCCACCAGTGCCGAGGTGGAAGTGCCCCACAAGAAGGCCTTTGGCGCCTACTTGCGCTCGGGCGATGATGATGGCTTGCGTGGCCTTGTTCTGGAGGGCAAGGCCTTGTCGACCGCGGTGGCTGCCGATGGCGGCTATCTTGTGGATCCGCAAACCGCCGAGACCGTTCGTTCGATGCTGGTGTCGACCTCTAGCTTGCGCGCTGCGGCCAATGTGGTTCAGGTGGATGCGACGTCGTTCGACGTGCTGATCGATCGGTCGGAAGTTGGCTCGGGCTGGGCCACCGAGGTTGCGCCGCAAGCGGAAACCGGGACCCCGACGATTGAGCGGATCTCGATCAAGCTGCATGAGCTGTCGGCCATGCCGAAGGCCAGCCAGCGGTTGCTGGATGACAGCGCCTTTGACGTGGAAGGTTGGCTTGCCGGCAAGATCGCTACGCGCTTTATCCGTGCCGAGGCGGCGGCCTTTATCAACGGTGATGGTGTGGACAAGCCGCGCGGCATTTTGTTGCCGCCGAAGGTGGCCAACGCGTCCTGGACCTGGGGCAGTCTGGGCTACATCCCGACGGGCGCTGCGGCGGATTTTGCCACTACCAATGCAAGCGATTGCATCGTCAATCTGGTCTATGCGCTGGGGGCGGATTACCGCGCTAACGGCACTTTTATCATGAATTCGAAAACTGCAGGCGCGGTGCGCAAGATGAAGGATGCCGATGGCCGCTTTATGTGGGGCGATAGCCTGCAGGCCGGGGAGCCCGCGCGTCTGATGGGCTATCCTGTTCTGATCTGCGAGGATATGCCGGATGTGGCCGCAAACAGCCACCCCATCGCCTTTGGCGACTTCACGGCCGGTTACACCATTGCCGAGCGCCCCGATCTGCGCATCCTGCGCGATCCCTTCTCGGCCAAGCCGAATGTGCTGTTCTACGCCAACAAGCGCGTGGGCGGCGATGTCACCGACTTTGCAGCGATCAAGCTGCTGTGTGTCGCTGTCTCCTAATCGAGTCGGTGGGTCTGGTCCCTGTAAGGGGGCCGGACCTTTGGGCGCGCATGGGTTCTCAAGGGGCCTCTGGGGTTGATGGCAAAGGATCTGAAGATGATGCTGACGGAAATGACAACAGTCCCTGTTGCGGCGCTGCCTGTTCAAGGGTTGAAGGACCATTTGCGGCTGGGCAGCGGGTTTACCGAGGATGGGCTGCAAGATGGGTTGATCGAAGCCTATCTGCGTGCCGCGATTGCGGTGGTGGAGGGGCGGATCGGCAAGATGCTGATCGCGCGCCGATTCAAGTTGGAGTTGGAAGATTGGCGCAGCTCCGGTGAGCAGCCTTTGCCTGTAGCGCCGGTTAGCTCTGTGCTGTCGGTGACGGTGGTGGATGCGGCGGCTGTGGCCACGGTGGTAGATGCGGCGCGCTATCGGCTGGTGCCGGACATGCATCGGCCGAAGCTGGTGGCTGTAGGGGTGTTGTTGCCCGTTGTGCCGATGGATGGCCGTGCTGAAGTAGTGTTTGACGCAGGCTTTGGGGCGGCTTGGGCCGAGGTTCCGGTGGATCTGGCGCAGGCGGTGATGCTGCTGGCGGCCGAGTATTACGAGGTGCGCCAGCCCGGAGATGGCGGGCAGGGGGGGCTGCCCTTTGCGGTGCAGGCGCTGATTGAGCGCTGGCGCACGGTGCGCATTCTGGGGGGAAAGTCATGAATGGGGTGCGTCTTGATCGCCGGATGGTGCTGGAGGCACCCGATCGGGTGGCCGATGGCGCGGGCGGGTTTCAGCTGACTTGGGCGGTCCGCGGGGTGTTGTGGGCCGCGCTCAAGCCCGGTGCGGGGCGTGAGGCCGCCAGGGTTGAGGTGCGCGCGGCGCAGGTGGCTTACCGGATCACGGTGCGGGCGGCCCCTGTAGGATCAACGGCTCGGCCACGGCCTGAGGATCGGCTGCGTGATGGGGCGCGGGTGTTCACTCTCTTGGCGGTGACCGAGGAGGATCCGCGTGGCCAGTATTTGACTTGCTTTGCCCGAGAGGAGGACCCGGCATGAGCTATGCAGCGGCGGCTGCCTTGCAGGCGGCAATCTATGGCGCGCTGAGTGCGGCGCCCGCACTTTCGGGGGTAAGTGTCGTTGATGCCATGCCCCCCGGCACCACGCCCGGCACCTTCATTCTGGTCGGCCCCGAAGTGGCGGTGGATCAGTCGGATGGCACGGGGGCGGGGGCGGAGCATCGGTTCACCATCAGCGTCATCAGCGATGCGGCGGGTTTTCTGACCGCAAAGACGCTGGCGGCGGCTGCTTCGGCAGCGCTCTTGGGCGGGGGCCTGAGCCTTGCGACGGGAACGCTGGTGTCGATCCGGTTTCAGCGTGCCGTGGCGCGGCGGTTGGACGAGGGCACGGCGCGGCGCATCGATATGACATTTCGCGCCCGGGTGGAGCTTTAGCGGATTTTTACAGCCGAAGGCGCGGCCTTGTGGCGGTTAGGGAGATGAAAGATGGCAGTTCAGAATGGCAAGGATCTGTTGATCAAGGTCGATATGGTCGGGGACGGGCAGTTTCAAACGCTGGCGGGACTGCGCGCCCAGCGGTTCAGCCTGAACGCCGATCAGGTGGATGTCACCAGCCTGGAAAGTGCAGGGGGCTGGCGGGAACTGCTGGCGGGCGCTGGGGTGAAATCTGCCTCGATCTCGGGCTCGGGCGTGTTTCGCGATGCGGCGACCGATGGGCGCGCGCGGCAGATTTTCTTTGATGCCGAAACCCCGGATTTCCAGGTCGTGGTGCCGGATTTCGGCACCATTGAAGGGCCGTTCCAGATCACCAGCATCGAGTATGCGGGCAGCCACAATGGTGAGGCGACCTATGAGATCAGCCTCGCCTCGGCGGGTCAGTTGACCTTTGTCGCGCTGTAAGGGGCGGGCGGATGATCAACCCCTTTGCCGGTGAGGTGGCGATCGATCTGGATGGGCAGCGCCATGTGGCCAAGCTGACCTTGGGCACGCTGGCCGAGTTGGAGGCCACGCTGCAGGCGGGGTCCTTGATGGAGCTGGTCGAGCGGTTCGAGACGCGGGCCTTCACGACACGCGATGTGCTGGCGCTTATCGTGGCGGGGCTGCGGGGTGGCGGCTGGCAGGGGTCGGCGGCCGATCTGCGCACCGTCGCCATCGGCGGCGGCCCGGTCGAGGCCGCGCGGGTGGCGGCCGAGCTTTTGGCGCGGGCTTTTCAGTTGCCGGAGGAGCAATGAGCCGGATCGACTGGCCGGGGCTGATGCGGGTCGGACTGGGCCGCTTGGGCCTGACGCCCGATCAGTTCTGGCGGCTTAGCCCGGTGGAGTTGCGGATGATGTTGGGCGCAGAGGCGGCGGTGCCGCCTTTGACGCGGGCGCGGCTGGAAGAGCTGGCTGCGGCGTATCCCGATCAGGGAAAGGGCAAAGATCATGGCAGAGATTGATGAGCTGCAGGACCAGATCGCGGCGCTGGAGGCCACATTGGCGGGCAGTGCGGGGATGGTGGCGGCCTTTGATGGCGAGCTTTCGCGGATGCGCGACAGTCTGGTGTTCACCGGGCGTGAGGTGAACACGCTTTCGTCGGGCATCGGCGGTGGGTTGCGGCGGGCCTTTGACGGGCTGGTGTTTGACGGGGTGAAGCTGTCGGACGCGCTGCGCGGTGTGGCGCGCACCATGGCCGACACCGTTTACGGGGTGGCGATGAAGCCGGTGCAGACCGCGCTGGGGGGTGCAATCGCGCAAGGGCTAAACGGGCTTTTGGGGGGCTTGATGCCCTTTGAAAAGGGTGGCGCCTTTTCCCAGGGCCGGGTGATGCCCTTTGCCAAGGGGGGCGTGGTGGCACAGGCAACCGCCTTTCCGATGCGGGGAGCCACCGGGTTGATGGGCGAGGCTGGGCGAGAGGCGATCAGGCGCTGGGCACGCGGGGCTGACGGCCGGCTGGGGGGGCAGGCGGCGGGATCGGCGCGGCCGGTGACGGTGGTGATGAACATCACGACCCCCGATGCGCAGGGCTTTCAGCGCAGCCAGACCCAGATTGCCGCCCAGGCCCAGCGGATGCTGGCGCGTGGGCAAAGAAACCGCTGAGGGGGCAGGACCATGGCATTTCACGAGATCCGTTTTCCGGCGAATCTGTCGTTCGGCGCGCTGGGCGGGCCCGAGCGGCGCACCGAGATTGTGACGCTGGCCAATGGCCACGAGGAGCGCAACACGCCCTGGGAGCATTCGCGTCGGCGCTATGACGCGGGGATGGGGCTGCGG